GGTCATCGGGCATTATCTGAACATAAAACACTATCAGTAAGTTGGAGTCATTACCTTTTTAATGTTACTGTTAGTAACCTCCCAGCCTTTCAATGTTTCCCGACATCGTTTTCCTCGAAACATGAACCAGATGCGAATGTATTTACCTCGAATCTCGACACCTGTTGGTAATTTAGACATATCATGAGTCTTTGATAAACTGATTTATCTTTGGATAGTTGTACCAGATAATCCCTCGCTTACTGTCTGGTTTCCCTAAAGGAGATACTCGTTTGAAGTGGAAGCCTTCCACCCAACAGTTCTGGCGGTATGCTTCAATTTGTCTGGCCCCCAGACCAGTGCGAAGCATCAGGCCGTATTCAACCATCCACTCTTCATTAAAGATTACTTGTGCCATCGCATCACCTCTGGCAGGCGCCAATGTTAGACTGAAATTGACGCCCGATGTTGATTATTAATAATCAGCTATGAAGTTTTAATTTGAATACAATGCAATTCACGACGACTGAAGTTTCTCGCAATTAAAATTTATCAGTTTTACTTTCTGCTCTCTGGAAATGCCTGCTTCTTTTTTACCTGAGAGCATTTTTTCGCATTCTGATTTGGTTAATTTTGTTTTTGAGTACCTTGTCCAGTTAGTAGGAGTGCCACCTTCCTTTTCAATAGTGGCGGTAATTTTATACATGAACACCTCCATTATTATTTCCAGTGGTTCGTTTATTCCATCGTTCGAGTGCTTCTTTTTCACTTCCACCATAGCCGGTTCGGGATTCGCATCCGTTACACTTCGCGCGGTAATATCCTGAAATGGCTTTCACCGTTACTGATGGACAACCACAAAAAGGGCATGGTTTGACTTTTTCATACCGCATTGTCTTTTCTCTCATAAAATAAAATTTTGTGATGGCGGTGAGGCTACACCGCCAAAGTAAATATCAGGAGCCGATATATTCTGGTTTCATATCTGTCAGTGTCGTTTTATACGCCTCATATAATTCACCCAGATGTGGCCGGGCAGCATTCAGCGTATTTTCCAGAGCAGTAAATTTTTGTTCTGCTTCTGGATCACCTGAAGAAGGTAGGTCATTTATCATCTTCTCGATACGGGCAATAGCATTGAGACGGTGATGACGCTGAACCACTTTTCCTTTAAGTTCCGTATAGAGAGCGCCAAGTGTATTTTTATGATCTTCCACTTCCTGGCGAAGTGCTGTTGTTTCCCCGGTGCTTTGTGCCTGCTCAATACGTTCACGGAAAGCATCGATCCAGTTTTCCCCGGCATCCTGCTCAATAATTGTTGTTTCACGTTCCGCGCGGCAAGCGGAAGTGTTTTTATGTTCCTGAACCGGATTAATGATTTTTTCCTGTGGCTCGTCCAGTTCGTCCCTGGTGTACACTCCAAGAATCACTTCGGGGCAATAAAGGCGCGCCCAGCGTTTCAGCGCCAGATAGGCAAGCTGCTGGCGAGGATCGTCGGCCCATAGCGTTGAATTACGTGTTCTGGCCTGCGCCAGAAGTAATTCCAGTACGCGTGGTTTACTTTCGCCGCGTAGTGTTGCCTGGACACGAACACCGATCCCGTTTTCATCGGCCAGCTTCCAGCCAGGTACACGATATTCTTTCCCTTTGTCGCTCTTCCTGATTTCAAATTTCCCGATAATTTTTTCCCACGGCCCGAACCAGTCATATTCAATACGCCCGGTTAGCGGCCCACGAGTACTGATTACGGCATTAACCAGTTGCGCTTCATATCCGAGCACACCATTCACAACGAAAGTTTTCTGAGCTACTGCGTAAGGGTTCATTTGCCACTGCATCGCCTGCATGGTGATGGCCATGCAGTCTGATGGATTTCCCCGGAGGTGTTCCGGTACAGTAGCCATGCCGGAAGCCATTACCTGGGAAAATGTCTGAATTGCAGCCAGGGACTGAGGGCTGAAAACCGCAACATTAGAGTTAATATTTTCTTGTTGAGTTAATTCGTTCATTGTGTCCTTCCTCAGATGCTCAGTGCTTCAAGACGACGAAGATCAAAGTCGTTTAATTCGTCGGTATAACTTTCGGTAATCGGTGCTGGCCAGTTGTTTGTCTCCAGGGCTTCGTTTATCTGGCGTAGCGTCCGGCGATATTCCTGTCGACCAAGTTCCAGGAGTTCCTGCGAGGCTTCCACGACTGCCACCCAGTGATAGCCAGCATCTTTGTTGACGAAGATCCAGAAAAATTTGTCCAGATTTGCCACATCGCAATACATTGCTGCGCTGAGGTGATAATCACGCTCAATAATTTCACGGTGCAGGCGATCTTTCAGTCGTTCCTGTCGCACATAACCGAGGCTGACTGACTTCACGTCGGCGCAAATGCTTTCGTATGGCAGCCGGATTTCGATATCAGGACGGACCCTGATTTCCAGCCCGGTTTCTTCATCAAACCCGAAATAGCTGATTTCAGATTTGCGATCCGGGTGGTTGAGTAGCCTTGCTGCATCAGTATTGTTTTGCAGTGCAGCGTGAATATTTTTTGCCTGTTCATACATATCTGAACTGATAAACGTTTTCCCGGCGTTTTCTTCTTGCTGGCGTTTTTGCCAGTCCTCCAGGGTAACCAGTTCCGGGCGGATTTTCCGAGCGATTTCGGTTAATTGCTCTTTCGTGCCACTGATGTTGTAAGGCAAAGATTTAGCACGTTCTTTTTTCGCCAGTTCTGGATCTACAGTTTCAATTTGCTCCAGAAGTTGCTCCCGTGTTCCACTGGTTTTCAACAGAGGAGGGAGGTTTGCATTGTATTCTCTAATGCAGGCTTTCATTGCCGATGCAGTATGTTTCTCCTCCTCCGGAATACGCCGGAATTCCACCGGAAGCGAACCGTAAAGGATGCCTGTTTCTTCGGCTCCAGCACTTACAGACAGTGGCTGTATAAGAGTGCTGTTGTAGCTTTCGATCCACTCTTTCATCTGCTCTGGTGTCATCAGTGCTGGCAGACTGGCATTGTGTTTTTTAATGATGGCGATCAGTTCGCTAGAAGTAGTAACCACATATTCAGGAACTGGTACCGGAATGGCATATTCATCAGCGAATTTATCCGTTTCCAGAACATAGCTGTGAATGATCCGCCCACGCAGCAGTGCATCACTTTCCTCGTTCGGAATAGTTCCGGCAATGTGCCGTCCGTGGTAATACATCAGGCTGATACGGGCATCCTTCAGCATCGTGCTGCTTATTCCGTTGGCGGAGTGATAAACCTCGTTCGGGAGGTTTTCATAGCGGCCAGGCTCGAAATATGACGGCCACATGATTTCAGTTGCTACAGGAGCTGACGCTTCACCAGTTTCATCACTGCAATCACGATGCGGATCGCTGCCAGCATTCTCATTGTGCGGATGTTCAGCGCCTTCCATTTCCACCGGATCTTTTTCCTTAGCTTCAACCTGATTCTCTTCATCGAATGTTTCCTGGTATGTTGCGTCGCCCGTCACCGCCCCACAGTCAGGGCAGTTATCTCCGCCAGTCTGACCGCAGGCATTGCAGACTATTTCCGGTTCCTGTTGCACTACTGGCTCAGGTTGTTTCACATCCGGGCTGGTTTTTTCCGTTTCTGGCTGGTTCTGGTACACAGAATCGCGAGTCTGGATCCCCTTAACCCATTTCGGATCGTTCGGGTCGCTAATTCCGTCAACAAATTCACCACGTGATGCAGCAAGCAATTTATCGGCATCGACAGGATTTTTTGATGGAATGTTTTTCCGGGCTTCATGGAGTTCTGCCCGCAGTTCCTGATATTTCGCATCAACAGAATTTACCGGTGACTGAGCATCCAGCGGCTGCGTGTCCTGATGATGTTTAGTTGCGTCCGGTTCCATTGTTTCAGCCTCTCCCTGTTCATCTGCCGTTGTTCCAGATGGTTGCGGTTTTTCTTCATCATCCTGTTTTCCTTCTTCTGTTACTCGCTGCGGCATCGGGGCAGAGGAGCGACCGCAGGCAATATCCACGATTTCCGGATCAGGGTTGGCATGATCGGTTTCAGTCAGTACTTTGTTCAGATATTCAGTGACGTGCGCGGGGGTGACCTCGATCCCAATTGGTGCTTCTTTTACGGACGCAACCACGATGGCGCGGGAATAATCCAGCCCGCCAGGCATGGTGATGAATTTGTCGCGGAAAACAGAAAAGGGCGGTTTATTTTCAGCGATAATTTCCTCAATGCGTTTAGCGTGTGCCGGATGAAGGTTATAGATGTCCAGATCCATTGAACGGGCCAGTACGCCAGTGGCTACGTCGCGCGCCAGTGACGTCAGATCGTGTACGAAACCTTCGCCGCGATCGGTGAGGTTTCCGCCGCCAGCATTAGCACCGGAAGCCGTGCGAGTGATGTGTGAAACACGATTACCCTTCATCCACTCTTTTGTCAGCAGTCCTCGATCGGTGTAGTCAGCGTTCAGGTATGCTTCGAAAAAAGCAGTTATCAGTCCCAGGTTTGAATTACCAGGATTAGGGAAAACTTTGTCAGTGTCACGAACCAGTTTGTGGAGTTCGCGAATTTCCAGCGGGGCGAGCAGGCTGGTTTTGTGGGAAACAGCCAGGGCAGTAACAGCCGGTAGTTCTTCAGCCCGAGCAATGTGTAATGCCTGGAGTCCGTCGCGTGAAACGTGCGTTACCGGTTTTTCGCTGCCGTGTTGAGCAAGCCAACGAATGGGCAGTTCCTGGCCAGAAATTGGGAGTAGCATATTCTCCTCAATCTCAGTCATGTCTTCGCCGTTGACGTTGGTATTGCCTTGATAGTGAGCGTTGTCTGGTGCTGCTCCCGGTTTTAGTTCCCATGTCATGGAGTCTTTGCTGAGTTGATAGCGTTCACTCCAGGTAAAATCGATCTCACCTTCAGCGGGCAGGTCATTAACGACAGGAAAATTCGTGGCAACAGCTTTAAAATAGCTGCTCAGTTTTTTACCTGACTTAACGATCAGGTAGTCCAGAGTGGCACAGGTCGATTCAAAATCGTCACTTGCCCACAGGACGACGTCAGGTTCACCGGATGATTTTTTCGCTTTCCGTAACAGGAAGAGTGGTTTTGTGCTCATTGTTTTTTAACCTCAACTCAGATTAAAATTCGTTTTGTTCAGTGAATGATCTTGCCGGATACACACTGTTCATAGCCTGCGCCATACGCAGGCTATTTCTTTCAGATTTCACCTTTTAATTTCATTGCAATCAGAGTTGCCAGAAATCCGGCTTTTTTTTCTGCGGGCAGATTCTTTCCGATATGCACCAGGCTCATTTTTTTGACACCTTCGTGAAGTGTTTTAACGTTGCCTGATGGACCGTCGATATCAACTACAGTGAATGGGGTTTCTTTATTTTCTGTTTTAATCACGTAGCCAATACGCTTTCCTTCCAGATTAACTTCGTGAACAATGTCATCAGTAGTTACAACAGTGGCTTCATAACTGGTAATCATGTTTTTCTCCTTAATTAAGGTTGAGCGAATCCCTGCCATTGCTGGCATAAATTCAGTTTCGCATAGTCAGTTAATTAAAGTTCGTGTGCCATCTGGTCTTTTTCGGCACATATTTCACTACAATATTTTTTCATTTCCGTCGTTGGGATAACTCCACGCATGAAATGAAGTGGTCTTTTAATGCTTTTGCTTTCTTTAACTTCTTTATCGCAAAGGTGGTAAGCACATTTTATTTTCTTAGTCATCACCATGACTCCGCCTTTACAGGTAAACCATCACGACCGAGGAAGACTTTAATCATGCAGTCAGTAATGCATGTTTTTGTGGTCAGGTTACGAATATAAAGCTTTCGCTTTTTAATATTGTTTGCCGAGGCAATATATGTCCGGCCTTCATGAAGAACATAATCGCCAGGAGTCACACACTGACGTGGTATTTCATCAGTTCCGAAGTGATGTGCAATCATAATTATCTCCATTTTTACAAATGAACTTTGTTGATGCGGTGCCTGGTGCCTCCAGGTGACTGCAACCAGTTAACAATTACAGTCGGCTTTCCCACCCAAACCAATAAGGACTAACATGACTTTTAACTGTGCCACGTGCGCTTAGCCGCATTCACCGCATCACAAAACTCACTTTAAAAAGGGCGGACATCAGCCGAACTTCAAGAAAAAAACTGATGCCGCCAGGACTACACACAGCAATGTCGTTATTTACAACCGGAGGCGCACTCCCACCATTTAAATTTAACAGACAAGACCGACTCTTTATGGATATCGGAAATGCGCCTTCGTGTTGTGCCCGGTTTTATTTCACCACCTCCGGGCTTCGGTGGTCTCGGCTATACCCCTACAGCGAGAGCTTGTGTTAACATTTCAATACCCTTACAGTTGAGAGTTATTGATATGTTGGATGTATTTACTCCATTGTTGAAACTTTTTGCTAACGAGCCACTCGAAAGACTTATGTATACGATTATCATTTTTGGTCTCACTCTCTGGCTGATACCGAAAGAGTTTACTGTCGCATTCAATGCTTATACTGAAATACCTTGGCTCTTTCAGATTATCGTTTTTGCCTTTTCTTTCGTGGTCGCCATTTCCTTCTCAAGATTGCGAGCACATATTCAAAAGCATTATTCATTACTACCAGAGCAACGAGTATTGCTTCGTTTATCTGAGAAAGAAATCGCTGTATTTAAAGATTTCCTTAAAACAGGAAATCTTATTATCACTTCTCCTTGCCGTAACCCGGTTATGAAAAAATTAGAACGGAAGGGCATCATTCAACATCAGAGTGATAGCGCAAACTGTTCTTATTATCTCGTCACCGAAAAATACTCCCATTTTATGAAGTTATTCTGGAACAGCAGGAGTAGACGTTTTAATCGTTAGCTTACTGTGTGCTTCTCCAACCATCGGCGCGCACCAGTTTCGGTTTTAAATGTTTTGCTTTTGGTATACGTCATGGCAGTGAACGTTCCATCCTGGTTGGGGAACACGCCGCACACCAGGGATTCGTTGTTGCCGAGGTCGATTTTTTGCATTTTGCGAATCTCACATCTTGTTGCTACGTATAGCGACTTCTGCCTGCCAGAGATCCCAGTCGTTGCTGCGTAAAGCCTGCACAGCCTGGTTGTAAGTGATACCGCAACAATCCATCAAATACTGAACTACTTCGTAATGCACCATCTTATCTATCCCCTTAACGCCGGGTGGCGGAACTAACTGCTGCACTGCAAAATTTGAATCCCGCCGTCATGTTCATACGCCTCGGGCTGGCTACTTAACCCCTGACCACTGCCTGGTAACTCGAAGTATTGCCTGGCGTTCTGTGGGGCGGGGTGGGTGGTATGCTGGAACTATAGGTAATGCCTAATTGATTGTAAATAGGCTATGCCTAATGTTTTAAGCGTAACCTAATAGGTGATGGCGACTGGAGAAAGTGATGGGGGGGGTTAAATAACGGAATCCAGGAGTTTTCCGTCAGACCATATAAGTTTAAGTTCCAGTTTTTGTGATGTTCTGGCTTTTCCGTTCAGATTCTAGAGCTTTCAGATACTTACCCACTTTCATTTCCATCGCTGCTATGTAGGCGCGAACATCGTGGTCAACCCAATCTGGTTCTGTAGCATTTCCAGATAACAGGAAAGCTACAATCGCTCTTATTTCATCAGAGGCTGCTTGATAAAGGTTGTTTATATCTAAAAGTTCACTTTTTGTATCTGGATTGGTGGGGGTTGGTATGGGGTATTCGTTAAGCCCCCAATGCTCTGGACCAACAACATCAGCAAAGAAACGCCATAATTCTGGAAGTTTATCTTTACTTATGGAGCCTTTCTTAATCCAGTCATAGATTGATGGTGGTTGGACTTTGAAGTGGCGTGCGACCTCCGCCTTTGATTTGACGGATCCCGATGCGATTTTTTTGTTAATGGCCTGCTCTATCGCTCGGCCTAAGTCTTTACCACTAAGCATTGCTTAATATTCTCCTATGCTCATTGCATTAGGCAATCCCTACTCTCATTGTATTAGGCATAGCCTATTGACATTTGTATTAGGCGTCGCCTAATACCTCTGTGTGTTTTTGGAGTTCATTCGATGAAAAAAGAGAACTATTCATTCAAGCAAGCTTGTGCTGTTGTCGGTGGGCAAACAGCAATGGCTAGGCTTTTAGGTGTATCACCTCCAAGCGTAAATCAATGGATCAAAGGGGTACGTCAATTGCCTGCCGAGAGATGTCCAGCAATTGAACGTGCAACAAGAGGTGAGGTGCTGTGCGAAGAACTTCGTCCTGATATTGACTGGTCATATTTACGACGTTCGGCATGTTGTTCGCAGAATATGTCAGTGAAGCAACTAAATGACAGTAACAAATCCTCATTTGATCATACCTGAAACATCAAGAGGCAAATGATTCATGAAAATCAAGCATGAGCACATCGAATCGGTGTTGTTTGCCCTGGCAGCCGAAAAAGGGCAGGCATGGGTAGCCAATGCAATTACTGAAGAATATCTGCGCCAGGGGGGCGGCGAATTGCCCCTGGTTCCAGGCAAGGACTGGAACAATCAGCAGAATATCTATCACCGTTGGTTGAAAGGTGAAACGAATGCGCAAAGGGAAAAAATTCAGAAGCTGATCCCAGCAATTCTGGCAATCCTTCCGCGCGAGCTGCGTCACCGACTCTGCATCTTCGATACCCTGGAACGCCGTGCATTACTGGCGGCGCAGGAAGCGTTAAGTACGGCAATTGATGCGCATGATGATGCAGTCCAAGCCGTTTACCGGAAAGCGCATTTCAGCGGCGGCGGTTCTCCTAGCGATTCTGTCGTAGTGCATTGATTGAAATTAATCGTACCGAACTGTTTTGTTCGGTATCAGTTAAATGTAACGCTGCGAGCGTTACAAGGTGAAAACAAATGGCTTCAAACTGGATAAAGCTCGAAGTTATTACGCCGGATAAGCCGGAAATATTCAGGCTTGCTGAGATTCTGAATATTGATCCAGATGCCGCATTAGGGAAAGTCATTCGCTTCTGGGCATGGGCGGATCAACAAATGATAGACGGTAACGCAGAGTGTAACGCTCGCGGCGTTACAAAAAGTGCAATAGATCGCATCACTTTTATGGCTGGTTTTGCTGATGCGTTAATTCAGGTTGGATGGCTGGTCGAAACTAATGGTGTGTTGTCGCTTCCTAACTTTGAGCGCCATAACGGGAAAAGCTCTAAAAAACGGGCGGTTACAAACGAGAGAGTAACAAAAATACGAGAACTGAAACGAAAAGGTAACGCTGCCAGCGTTACAAAAACGGATCAAAAAGCGTTACCAGAGGAAGAGAAAGAGGAAGATATAAATACTTATCTCCCCCTAAATCCCCCTCGCCAAAAACGAGCGTCTAAAAAATTCGAACCGGAGGCTATCGAGCTGCCTGACTGGTTGCCGGAAACACTCTGGCATGAGTGGGTTCAGTTCAGGCAGGCATTGCGAAAACCGATTCGAACGGAGCAGGGCGCTAACGGGGCGATACGGGAGCTGGAAAAATTCCGCCAGCAGGGTTTTTCACCTGAGCAGGTGATTCGACACAGCATCGCCAACGAATACCAGGGCTTGTTCGCGCCGAAAGGTGTTCGACCTGAGACGTTACTCCGACAGGTTAACACCGTCTCGTTACCGGATAGTGCGATCCCGCCAGGCTTCAGGGGGTAACTGACCATGAAAAATATTGCGACAGGCGACGTTCTTGAACGTATCCGCAGACTGGCCCCGTCACATGTAACCGCGCCATTCAAGACGGTAGCGGAGTGGCGCGAGTGGCAACTTTCCGAAGGCCAGAAACGTTGTGAGGAGATCAACCGTCAGAATCGTCAGTTGCGGGTGGAAAAAATTCTGAATCGCTCTGGCATCCAGCCATTGCACCGCAAATGCTCGTTTTCGAATTACCAGGTGCAGAACGAAGGGCAGCGATACGCGTTGAGTCAGGCGAAATCCATCGCTGATGAACTGATGACCGGGTGTACAAATTTTGCGTTCAGCGGAAAACCTGGTACCGGGAAGAATCACTTAGCGGCAGCTATCGGGAATCGCCTGCTGAAAGACGGTCAGACAGTGATTGTGGTTACCGTGGCTGATGTTATGAGTGCCCTCCACGCCAGCTATGACGACGGGCAGTCAGGCGAAAAATTTTTGCGGGAACTGTGCGAAGTGGATCTGCTGGTTCTTGATGAAATTGGCATTCAGCGCGAGACGAAAAACGAGCAGGTGGTACTGCACCAGATTATTGATCGACGGACAGCGTCGATGCGTAGCGTGGGAATGCTGACAAACCTGAACTATGAGGCCATGAAAACATTGCTCGGCGAGCGGATTATGGATCGCATGACCATGAACGGCGGGCGATGGGTGAATTTTAACTGGGAGAGCTGGCGTCCGAATGTCGTCCAGCCAGGAATTGCGAAGTAATTTTTACCGGGAGAAAAATTTAATGGAGACTGTTTTTGACGCACTGAAAGCAATGGGGAAAGCTACGTCGGTAGAACTGGCTGCGCGACTTGATATCAGTCGTGAAGAAGTGCTGAACGAGCTGTGGGAACTGAAAAAGGCTGGCTTCGTTGATAAAAGCGTATACACCTGGCGCGTGGCTGATAACAACGTTCAGCAGGAACAGCCAGAGCAGGCAGAACTGCCGGAAGAAACCACCACGGCAACAGTCGCAAAAATTTCGGAGTGCGATTTAACTGCGACGATTGAACAACGTGGCCCACAAACGGCGGATGAACTGGCTACGTTTTTCGGCATCACATCACGCAAAGTGGCTTCAACGCTGGCAATGGCAATCAGTAAAGGTCGTCTGATTCGCGTTAATCAGAACGGTAAATTTCGTTACTGCATGCCGGGCGATAATTTACCAGCAGAGCCGAAAGCTGCATCGGTAGCGGAAACTGATGGTAAAGCCTTTCCTCAGCCAGCCGGTGTTGCGTTACCAGTACAGGAAGCGGCAACACAGGAAGATATTAAAACAGAAACTGTGGCGGACATTGTGCAGTCGCTGCCATCGTTTACTGAAACGCAAGCGGATGACCTGGTTTTACCATCGCTGCATATGGCAAACCGCGAACTGCGTCGGGCGAAAAATCATGTCCAGAAGTGGGAGCGAGTCTGCGCCGCGCTGCGGGAGCTGAACAAGCACCGGGATATTGTCCGACAGATTGTCGATTCCTCCAGTCGTATTGTGTCGGAAAAGTGATTGCCGGAGGCGCTTATGGCAAAAGTTTTTACACAGGAAGAGCGGGAAAAAATTAAAGGGCAGGTTGTTGAGCTAGTACGCCGGAGTGGACGCGAGACGTTACGGCAACTGGAAGTCAAGACAGGTGCGACAAGATATCTGATGAGCGTTCTCGCAAGAGAGCTGGTTGCCAGCGGCGATGTATACAACTCTGGTTACGGGTTATTCCCGTCTGAACAGGCGCGTAAGGACTGGCAAAATGCCCGTAAAAAGCTCTCAAGGGCAAAGCTGAAGAAACCATCTGCGGTTGATCCGGACCTTATCTGGTCATTACCTGACGGAGAAATACGTCGCTACGACAGGCGTCAGAACATAATCTGTCGCGAGTGCCGGAAGAGTGAAGTTATGCAGCGCATATTGTCGTTTTATCAGGGTGATGTTCGGTATTTATTGAAGTGACGAGATTAAAGTGCATTAGTTCAGATGCAAATTGACATTTTGTGGCACAGGGTAGAGCTAGCGTGGTTGTCCGCTTTGTGCCAACAGCGGACATTATAGATGGTATATGTAGAAAGTGAACATGCGTAGATTGTATGATTTAGCCGTCACTTAATTATTGGATAACTCACACAAGTATGACCGTTGCTTATCGCATACATTTGGTTTCCCTTAAGATTTACAAATGGAAATGTCGTATACTCATAATTTATAGAGGTCATATTAAATGTAAGGAATTTATCTTCAAGTTCTAATTTTGTAGAGTGGGCAGGGTATGTTCCTTCATTTTTCATTGTGATAATAAAACCGATAGGAAAAAAATGTAAAGCACAAATAAATGCCACATGTCCTTCGTTCATAAATGCTACACTTTGAGCGGATATGTGCATTCTGTGTGGGTAAAACCAGTAGTAAATATCATGAGTTTCCTCAAAACTTGAATTTTTACCCAAAACATAATCCTTTAAAGGTGTATAGAAGGGGCTATCTACGGGTTCTTTTTTACAATCTTCAACTGAAGTTGCTGATAGCACGTGCCCAATCATAGCCTTAGTGAAAGATATGCTATCAAAAGGTATTCTAATGAATGGATATACATTCATACCATTCATATATCGACTTAACTGTTCTTTAAAGGACTTTGTGAGCTGGCCCCCTGAAATACCAGACAGTAGATGTATCTTAAAATAAGAGATAGGCTTGGATATATGTCTAACACTAGTTCTAATTTTGAGATGGCTGGCGTTTTGTTAGGAAAAGAGGTGCGTAAACGTAAAACACCTCAGGAAAAAATCG